TTTTATGGTTTTGACCCGACCAATGGCGGTTTTGTATCCTTTCCGGTATGCTTCGGCAATCCGGGGTTGGCAGGTCCGGTCAATGTAATCCGCGGCCTGGCGGACAGAATCCAACAAATCAACCACGGACAAATGTTCGTCACCGCTGATGCCGGACGGGATTTCGATGTAAATGGAATCGCGTTTGCCTGGAATGTAGATTGCAACGGAATCATTGACGCATGGGTTTTTTTCCAACCACTTTTGACCCACCGTTTCAAATTGCGATTGATTCCGCAACACCTGTTTGGCGGGGTTGCAGGACGCAAAAATCAGGCAAATGATGAAAAATCGTTTCATTGTCCAGGGGTTTCTGATGGCTCCCTTTTTAGGAATTCATCGTTGGAATTGGTGACCAGGTTTTTCAAGATGTAACCCATTGCCGACATAATGGCAACGGTTCCGATTGCTTTCCAGTCAAACACCAATGTGCCGCCCTGGATTGTTTGGTACATGATTGTCATAACGGACGACAGGACCGAAACAATCAATCCTTTCAAAAAATCATGTGGCGTCAATTTGAGATATCCGGACTTCATTTTTTTTTCGTTTACGGGTTTTGAATTCTTTACTAATTTTTATCACGTTATATGCAATGGTCGTAACCGTTGCAAAAATGGTTAGCGTATATGTTATCATGTTCGGGTGGATTAATCCTATAAAACATATCGCGTTCAGTTTTATTGACATCCAGTCAATCATGTGTTTCATGGGTATCGGTTTTCATAGGAATTGCAAAGATGATACCACCATATAAACGAAAAAATACAACTCTTTGGTTGTGAGTTGTATTAACTTTTTTTCCCGTTAAAAAAATACGGTGATTATTTGTCCCAATTCAGCAAACCGGAACCAAATTGCCGGATAATTGCATGGACCTTTATTTCGGAATTTTCGCCCATGTCATTAAAGAAATCATATTGGCCAATGAATTCCGTTGTGTCCTCAATCGTTGCCGGGTCAATTGGAATGCCAGTTGTTGGGTTGACAGGGACGTCATTTGTGGCAATTTGTTCCTTTGAATATGACGGAATAACATCCGACATATCCGCGCCATATGTGCCATTTCCATTTTGTGCATAATGCGACACAATCCATGAAATGGACACCTGTTTGGTTGACATGTTGTAAATGAGCGCAAATAACTCGGCTTTGCGTTTTATTGTGGTTCCCTGGATTTGAACATCGGGAATTTCCAATACAATTTTTGTTGGGTTTGTTGGGAGTTGTGGCATTGTTTAATTATTTACGCATTAATATAGACACAGGCCGACATAAATGCCCTGGCCCGAAAATGACGACATTGTTTTGGTTGTTGGTGGAACCGTGACTGATGTTTCCCAACCGCTGATTCGTGCTGAATTGGTTGTTAGCGGGGCCGTATATCCAACAATTGACGTTCCGGTGAACACCGTTCCAATTTGTGGGTTGGTACCTGCCGAACTTGAATAAATGGCGGCAAGGTAATAAATGCCGGGCGCCAATGTCCGTGTGCCACCGGCCAGGGCCTTGCTTCCCCATGTGCCTGATGTTTGGGTCCAAATGGCGGCATCACGGGTTGATGAATCAACCAATGTCAATGTGCCGCCGGAATAGGAATAAAGAGCAACACCGTTGTAATTGGTGGCCGTATATGAACCCGCAACCGTTTGAAACCATGCAATGCCGGTGATTGTGATGGGTTTTTTTACAAAAACGGCGGACCAATAACCACGACCGGTGAACATAGTGATGGACGTACTAATTGCCCCGATTCCAGGGACCGGCCCGGCTTGAATGGTGGAACCCAATTGCCGATAGGCGGCGACATCGTCAGCATAATCCCCTGCAACCGTTGACCAATTGCCGTTTTGATACATATCAATGGTGTTTGTCGTTGTATTTGACACGACCAATTGAGATGCCGGTGAACTAATTGCGTTGCGTTGTGATGTCGTCATTCGCGGAATCAGCAACCCGCGACTGGTTGATGTGATGTCCAATGCCGCCGTTGATACCGGTGTTTCCGCTCCAATACTCATTTGCCCGGTCGAAAGCATGTTGAAAATTGGGGTATTCGTTCCAACATTGGCCGAAAAAATACTACCCGTCCCGGCTAAACTTGACCGCCATGCATTTACATTTACATTGCCCGTCCCGGTTGTGTTGCCTTTTAACCAGATGGACGTATTTGACCGTGATTGAATCAACCCGGTGTCGGATATGACCAACGAATCACCAATGGCGTTGTTGTTGGCCTTTATCGTCAAATTTGTGACCGTTCCACTTGTGGTGATGTCAAATATTGACCGCCCATTTTTATTGGCTAATTGCAATGCGTTTGGATAGGATGTATTGTTGACCAACCCGTTGATTTGTAAACGTCCAATGGAATCTAAAATCATTCGGTCCTCCCCAAATGTTTTGAAACGCAATGACGCGTTGTTTGTGCTGCCCAAAAATTGGGATGCGTTGACATCGGCGTTTCCGCTTGTTTTCCATGCCGAAATGTTTATGGTTGTCAATACTTCCGATAAATTATTGTCCTCCGTATGCAAAGTAATATTGCGACCTCCGGTAATTACATATACACGAACCGCCAACCTGTCGGTTGAAAGCAATGTTGTTTGTGGCATTGGTATTGACGTAAAATATTGGTCAACCGTTGTTCCATTTGTGATTGTTTCCGGGTTGGTACTTCCTGACGCAATCAAACTAAATGTTGTTCCGTCATATTTGTAAACTTCGCCGTAAAATTGCGGACTTCCACCTGATGATGATGAGTTGAAATAAAATTCCAAATTCCAATTCCCGCCGGGTATGTTTAATATATTCGGTTGCCCTGCATCCGTGATAAATGATGCAACGTATCCATTGCCTGATGAATTTAAACGTGTAAAATTTGTTCCGCCCCCAATTATCGGCGTTTGGCTTAATTGGTAATATATATCACCGCCGAATGTCCCCTGATTGACTGACCCGTTTAGGTAATAATTTATTGAACTCCCACCACCGGAACCACCTGTTCCGGTAATGGTCAGGTTTGGATATGTTCCCGACAATTCAATGTTTGCCCCCGCAATTGGTCGGAATGCTATGTTTGCCGTGTCCACTATGTCCAGTTTTTGATTGATGCGATTGGACAATGATGTGGTGTCAGTTGAACCACCCGCGGCATTAATGGTTAAATTTGGATATGTACCTGAAATGGACGTGATGTTGGTTCCGGCTGACAACCTTACTCTGACATTTGCCGTGTCAACGATGTCCAGTTTTTGATTGATGCGATTGGACAATGATGTGGTGTCAGTTGAACCACCTGCGGCATTAATGGTCAAATTTGGATATGTACCGGAAATGGACGTGATGTTTGTCCCTGCCGACAATCGGACCCTGACATTTGCCGTGTCCACTATGTCCAGTTTTTGGTTGATACGGTTGGACAACGATGTGGTGTCGGTTGCACCACCTGACCCGGCCAATGACGTCCAATTTGTTCCATTGTAGCCAAAAAATCCGCTTCCTGGTTTATAGACCATAATTCCCGGCTGATTGGCATTCCGATAAACAAACGTATCACGAAACGGCACTATCAATCCGGAATCAATTTTCAAATATTTGAACTCATAACCGGCGGCGGTCATTTTGGTATAAATAACGGGTGCCTGGGCAAATGCTCCAAACATTCCAAAAAATGCAACTGATAATAAAATGAATATTTTTTTCATCAAATGTCTTTTATTAAACGGACGGATATTCCAACACCATATGGCAACCCAAAAACCGGTGTCAATGCGCTTGAATTATAAGTAACACTAAAAGCCTTTGCATTGGTAAAATAAGTTTCATTATACCAAAAACTTGAATTTATCCCAATATTGCTAAATGCCCCGACTGATATATCCCGGCTCCCCGATGGCAATGCGGTGAATCCGCTTTCATTTGTTGCCCCTGTGTTTGGTGCCGTCCATAATGTTGTGCCGGTTTGCTTCATTTTGCCACCTACAACGGACAATGAACCCAAACACGATAACAAATCATTGATATCGTCTTCAATTGGAACTCGCCAACCAAACGGTGCCAACCCACGCGGGTCATTTACCGCATACCAATTGTACATTTTGCCATAAATAGCACCATTTGCCGGGTCGTTGTCATAATAACACCACGCCGGGGTCGTCAATGATGCCCATGTTGAATCGTCAGTCACTTCGGGGATTGTGTCACCATTCCTAAACGTTGTTCCATCCCAATTGCGGGTCATCCATGTTTGGTTGCAAATCTTAACAACGGACGAACTGGATTCAACCAATTCCCCTGTTCCCTGCAAATCAATGTCAAACGATGCCGCTCCGTTGGCATCGCCGGAATCAGTGGAACCGGTGATGTATGCATCAAATGTCGAAATGTATTCGTTCCCCGCCGCATCGGTCCTGGTGAATTTTACCAAAACCTGTGTCAATGCCAATTGCTTTTGGCGCAGGTCGTAAAGGGTCAAAGCGGTCGGGTCGTCCAAATTTAACAACCCGCTAATTGTGGCCGTAAACCCATGTTTTTGTGGTCGGAATGTGGAATACAGGCCGGAACCGACCGACGACGTTTCAATCATTGACGTTGACAAATTCAACGAACAAGACGACGCGCATCCATATAATTTGAACCCTCCGTCGTCAATCATGACAATTACATCCTTTCCGCTTACAATCATTTGTTTTCGTATATGTAGTTAAAATTGTATGCCCATTCGGCCGTAACGTCGTCATCCAACCAAAGCCGATACATGGTGCAATTTACTTTACTATTCCGATAATCAATTTCCATTCGACCCGGAAGAAAATCAAAATCATTGCCGCCGTACACCCCGACATATGTCAGCCGGGATGCCAAAGAAATGATTTTGTCGTTTTGTTTCAACGTGTAAAACGTGCCTTCAACCTTGCCGCGCGGACTTCCCGAATCAATGGCATCATCTAACGTGATTAATTCGCCCAATGCTTTGTCCTGATCCAATGTCGGCGGTGCAATCCATGTTGATGTCCGGGTTTGGATAATATTATTGAAACCCAATTCAAACATACAACCGCCTATGGAGTTGCGGGGTGCATCATCAATGCGGATGTCCGTTTCGCTGATATTTTTGATTATTGGCGTTTGTGTTTGTTGGTGATAATGCCCGTTCACTTTGGTTGAATCAGTGATGGCCGGAATATATTCAATTATAAAATTAGAAAACCATGTTTCATCGGTTGGACCCAAATCAACAATTTGCGGAAAAAATACATACAACAACCCGTCATTTGGAACTTGATTTGGAGCAATTTCAATATTATGCAAATTCATTGCATCATCGCCTGGTGGGATATTGTAATTCCATGCGTTTCCTGGTATCCATTCCCTTGTCACATCATCGGCAAAACGATAAGCTGTGCCATCGTATATGCCAACTTGAAAACCAGTTGCATATAAACCTGGTTGACTAACATTTGTTTGAAATGATAATCTAACGCGGATTATGTCGCCTTTGACCATTTCAAAAGGATTGCATTGAACAACCCTTAAAACATTTCCACCGGGTAAAACTGGACCCCTTACAACAAATAAACGTGATTTTTCTTGCCCTAAATTGTCAATAATTACACGAATAAAAAATGTTGGTGTTGGATTGACTGATGTATCATAATAACCCGGTGCTTCGTATTCGTAATATGTATCAGTGCCAACCGTATATGTTTGAATCAATGGCCCCAATACTTGGAAATCGTTGTTGTAAATTAGGTACTTTGGCTGCACATAATCGAACCGCTCTTTTACAAATTTGAATGGCCGGACAATGCTGCCCAATGGTGCTGATTCGGGGAATGTAATTTGATTCCAACCCAAAAAATATTGGTTGTCAAATGTGATTGAATTTGCCCACTCAATTGGGTCATTGGCCGCCGGAACGGAATAAATATATCCGGATGGATTGGCATAGTGGAACTCATCCCAACGCATTACCACCCATTGGCCGTATGCTTGAAATAACGTCATTTTAAACGGCTTCAAAATTGCTTCCAAAACATCCCAACACGTTTGAAATGACGTATCATTCAGGAAAATTTTGGTATCAATCATCACCTGTTCAAACATGGCCCGTTGCCCAATCATGTCTGATTCCTGCAACGTATTGTAATAAATTAGGTCCATGCCCGGCATTGTAGCCGTGTAGTCATATAGGCCGCATTGCGCCAAAATATGAACCAAAATATCATGCAAGGAATTCCGCCGGTAAAAGTTTAATGTTGCTCCGGAATCACCAATGCGGCAACGCCAGGGGATTGTGTCACCGGTGGCAAATGTGGCAACCTGGACCCTGTAATTGCCGTTCAAATAATCTTCAACTCCTGTAATTGTATAGGCGGCATTCACTCCGGCATCATAATGCCCATAAACGGTGAACACGTTTCCAACAACGGGAACAAAATCCGTGTTTGTTATATTGACATAGTATTCCGGAATCGGGGCAACAAAATCATTTTGAACCGTTGCCGGAATGCCCATATCCTGCAAATTTTCATCCAATAAAAAATCCTTTAGCAACCCCAACCCATCATTGAACGACAACGTCACTTCATGGGCATAATCAACCAGGTCCTCATTGCAATCGTCCTGCACCATGTAACCGATGAACAACTTTTGCGTTGTGGTGGTACATTCGACAATTACTTTGTATTTGATGTCTTGTTCCGTGTACCACATCGTCAACGGCTTTGTGCCATCGTTTATGTAGGTCAATTTCAAACTGGACCCCTTAACCGCTGCCTTTACTTCATCCGTGTCCCAGGTATGGACACATGGTGTTCCCGATGCAATCAATTCAACCGGGGTGACAACCGCTCCATTGATTTCATAAATGGTGGCTTTGTAATCGTTACCGTTCGTATCGGAAAACTCCAAAAAATATTGTTCAATATATTCGTTAGCCATTGCGTCGGTTTGTTGCCGTTTGGCGGTTAAATGCAATTACCAAATCCGACCCGCGAAGGGTCACATTTGGAATGTATGCGGTTGGTTGTGATGCTGACAAACTATTCAAACGAAAATTCGGGATCACGTCTGAACCTGATGGCAACCGTACTAATTCCGGTCCACGTTCACCAACCAAAGCCATACCGCCGCCGAAATTTGTGACGCCGTTGGCGAAACCTGGGATTGAATTTGAAATGACCGTTCCCAACGTAATTAATGCGATACCCAAAGCAATACCCGCAACAAAACCACCAGGACTCGACAAAATTGAATTCAAAACTTTTTTAACCGAATCCAACAAAATAGCCGATTGAATTACAAAATTTCCCAAAGTTTTCAACCCGTCGCCTAATACTTTGAAAATGCCACCAAACAAATCACCGGCACCGCCTTTTCCGGTTATTATGTTTCCAATTGCTTCGCCAATTCCAGAAAATGCATCACCTAAACTTCTGCCAATGATGTCACCCGCCTGTGCTGCGAATTCCTGCGCCTTTTTGGCAAAATCACCAATTTTGTCAAATGTTACTTCGACAGGCAATTTTATTGGAGTTGCATTTTTAAACAATTTATCAAATCTATCTTGTTTTTCCTTTGCAATTCGGTTGGCTTCGGCAATATCGGCTGCGGCATCCTCACGCGTCAATATTTGGATGTTGATTGGCAATTCCAAACGACCGATTTTTTCATCTTCAACCGCTTTTTTTACAACTTCTTTTATTTTTTTTACTTTCTTTTTTATTTGTTCACCTGCTTCAGTTGTTTTGGTATCGTTCTCTTTTAACAATTGAACTTTTGTTGATTCCAATATGACCTTCCGAAAATCTGAATTTAGTACCTCAATTTGTTTATTTATACTTTGCAAATTTTGTGCGGCACTTTTAGATTGGTCAGCCGCACGTTGAACCAAATTTGCCTGACCGGCAACCGCTGCCGCAGAAACATTACTGGTGGCCAAATCTCTTGTCCGTTTTTCCTGGTCGGCAACTTTTTTTAAAGATTCCTCATATTGCCTGTTTGCCTCAATTTGTTGAATTCGTAATTCAGCAATGCGATTGGCAAATTTTTCAGCAACTGCACGGGCGGTCAATGCGTTTGTGTATTCATTTATCCTTTGCGTTGCGGCGGCGGTTCCAACTGTAACCAATGTCAGCTTTTCGCCATGATCGCCCAACAATTTATTGGCTTCACGCAATGCGTTGTTCCTTTGTTCTAATGGAACATTTTGGTCAGCCGCAACATTGGCAAACGCCTGTAATTTTGCCCCTGTCGCTAATGCACCGGCTTCAGCCTCTTTTAAACCTTTATTAAAATCAGCAAGTTTTTTTGCAGCCTCTTCGGATGCAACTTTTGATTGTGAAAAATATTCAACCAATAATTTGAAACCAGTTGATGCAATTGCAATTGCAATGCCAACACCGGCAGGTCCGGCCAATGATGTTGCTAATGCAGCAAATGCACCTTTTACCGAACCGGTTTCTGTAACCAATCCACCTAAAGATTGCGCCAATGGTTTGACATTGTTTCCAATTGCATCAAATCCACCTGGAATGTCTTTTATTGTTTTGCCAATATTTTTTAATGCGTCGTTGGCTTTGTCGGTTGATGTACCAACACCACCCAACGCCCCACTAACTTTTCCCAATTGGGCTGCAGCGGTGTCCGCACCCGTGACCGTTACCGGTATATTTATTCCGCTCATTTCATTTTGTGTTTGCGTTTGATTTCATCCCACATTTGACGGTCAACGGTGATTTTGTTTTCATCATTGTCGCGGGTCAACGGCCATATGGTGTCAATGTTTTGTTTGCCACCCAATGACCGGTAAATGATTGTTGCCGCATTCCGTATCGCCAACGATTCATCCTGTAAGCGAATAAAATAACCCCGACAAGCAAAAAAATACTCACCGGGGTCACTCAAATAAAATTCGCGCGGCGTCCATCCTAAACGCCCACAGGCCATTTCTATGCATTCGCCTCGATAGTCACCGGCTTTGGTTTTTCCTTTTTTTTTGTTTCATCCACGGCGGTTTGGTATTCCTCCGTTTTTTTATATGCTTCCGAATGTTTAAAGGCTTCCGCAATAGTGTTGACCTGGTCCGTCGTCAATGCATCAACCCAATCCATGACCTGTTCCATTGTGAAATCAACTTCAACACCTTTTGCATACGCATTGCCAACCAAACCACCATACACCATTGCATATGCGGCGGTTGCGTCAGGAAATTCCTTTGATGCCTTTTCGGACATGACAATCAAAGCCAGGTTGTTAAATTTCAACCCGCGTTCCTGACCGCCCATTTCTATTTTGCAATAATTCATTACGGTGTTACGGTTTGCGTTGTTGAACCATAAATTGACAATGTCCCGGAAAATGTGGATGGGTCGGTTTGGTTGTAGTTTTTGGACAACTCCGAAATGAACCCGGTTCCGCTCAATTCCTCATCACCGGTGATTGGTGATGCCGGTGCAATCTTCCAACCAATTGTTGTTTGGGATTGCCACAACGTAAACAGGTCAACACCGGAAATGGTGCCGGTTGTTGGGTCGTATAAATGTTGCCCTTCAAACGATACGGAATTGGTTTGTGTGCCGGGCAATGTATCGGGTCCGCATTTGGATGTTGCGTCAATTACATTGGACGTTCCCTGCCATGTTTGGTTTGTTAAACATACAACGGTGTCATATGATGTGCCACCCGCCGGGTCAATAAACAACAGGACGTTTTTCCCTGATAATTTGTGTTCAGCCATGATTTTGTGTTTTTATGGGTTAAAGTTAAAAATTTATCAATCGTAAAGGAAAAACAATATTTCCCCAACTTCGCAGGGTTGTTCAAATGACACGGTCCCGGTTGGTGAATCAAATATGAACCGTTTGTCGGTCGGCGGTCCAGGTGAAACCAACGTGTACTGGATGCCATCTTTAAACAGGCAAATTGGGTTTTGACCGACCGCATCGCCAACAACAAACGACGTTTCCCCACCTGTGGCAATGTAGGTGAACCGGCTGATGCCGTTGACAATAATGATTGGCGTTGTCCCGTTTCCGGTTCCACCAATGAAAATGTTGTGTTTAAACGTGATAAATCGGTCAATGTACATCCGGTTGCCCAGGTACCCGTAATTGTTCGTTTGATCACTTACCAATTCGGTTGATACCATTTGCACCCCATCCATCGGCAAAACGAATTGGCTGATGGCATAAACGTATTGGTAAATTTCGTCCGCAATTGTTTCAACCAATCGCCCCTGGTTGGCGTATTCCTGATATGTGTGAATTTCGACCGTGATTTGCGTTTCCGTGTCGGCCGAATTTTTGGTGGATGCTTCGTTTGAATTAATGGACCGAAAAACAATATATTCCTCTGGGTTTTGATTGTTTGGCAATCCCTGATAATACACAGGCAAACCCGTTGCCGTCAATGCCGCAAAATATGCCTTTCTTAATGGATAATTTATGTCGTTCATTGTACGGCGTTATTTAGGTCCTTTGTCAATTGCGGCAAATTTTTATTGAATGCCGGGTATAAATACGGACGGGGTTTCAACCCGTCACGCAATATTTTTAATGCGGTGACATATGCCGCTTCAACCGGTATTTTGCCCGTCCGTTTTGCCCATAGCGTCAACCTGCGCACAAAATCGGCAAATGACCCGTTGCCCTTCCCTTTGAACTCGGCGGCAAACGATTGCCAATCCCTGGGCAATCCGCTGACATAGGATGCGGCAAATTTTTTTGTTCCAAATTCTACATATGCGGCATAGTCAACATTTACATTGATTGTGGCAACATAATCCGTTGCCGGGTCAAAATTTATTGAACGGGCCAAAATGCCTTC